TCTGGTGCAAAGAAATTTCAGAATAGACCGGTGTTACAGGATGCAATCAAAACAGCTAAGAGAATGAGATGTCCGTTAGTTGTGTATTCATTATCTAGACTTGGTAGAACTTACGAGGTTGGCCAGTTCTTAGAAGATACAAACTTACAAGTTGATGCATTGGATACTCCAAACTTAGATGATGCAATCGCTGGGTTCCATGTAGCTATCAATAGATTAGAAAGAATTAATATCTCTAATCGTACCAAGGCAGCATTACAAAGAAAAAAAGCTGAAGGTAAATTGTTAGGCAATAGAACTAATTTAGATGAAGTTAGAGTTAGAGGTCATGAAACTTCTAAAGCTAACGCAAACCAATACGCAAAAAATATTTCAGAAATTATTTCTGGCATCAAAGCTACAGGCATAACTACATTGTCTGGTTTAGCTAATGCCTTGAATGATCGTGGTGTCAAAACTTACCAGGACAAAGTTTGGTATCCGACAACAGTTAAAAATGTCCTAGAAAGAGTGGGAGTATAATGAAAAGACAAACAATTAAAGTCAGAGCAGAAAGAGCTCTTGAGTATGCTAAGTCTAAATTTAAACATTGGGAAGGTAAAGAGTGGGATGCCAATGATGGTACATCACAATGTACTAATGAAGATGGAATTTATTTTCATGCACAATGTGAAATTTTAGATGAATTAATTAACACAGAAAGGAGTAGATAATATGTGGTCTCAAATTGTTCATGTTATCAAGAACCAAATAATGACTAAAGTGAATACAGAAGATAAACAATATGTTTACAAGGAACAATTCAATATGAGAGAGTTCTTTAAAATGATCCTGGAGGGATTTGTTTTTATCCTATTCATGATTGTGTTATTCGCAGCAGTCGGTGTCTCATGTCTAATGATAGATAGATGTTATTATTTTTATGTACCAGGAGGATTTTAATATGAAAGATAGTGGAAGAAAAACTTCTTTAGCAAGAAAAGAATTAGGTGCTAGTGTTATCGGTTCGCTGATACCTGGCATAAAAGGTTTCATTACTCCAAACGATGTAATGAAGAATGCTCTTAATGAGCATGAAGGAAAGGAGGCTATCAATGACATAGCTAACAATCCGAAAGTTATTGCTGGTAAGGCATTGGAACCAGCTATAACGCAAATGTTTGTCGATGAATTACAAATCCTCGCAGATAATCAGAAGGCCAAATTTAAAATCTCTGTTCCGGAGAAGGCCAACTTGTATTCATTAGACAACGGAAAGCTAGGCAGCTCTTTGGATAATCTTTTAACTATTAACAATGGTAGTCTATTAATTACTGACCATACTAATACAGAGAATGTTCTAAGCAAAAGTGGTCCAGTAGAGATTAAGAATTATTCTGGAGCTGCTAGTGATCCTGTAAATCCATTATACATTTATCAGTTACAACAACAGATGTTATGTACCGGGAGTACCTGGGGTATCATTGTTAGATTGGTAAAAGGTTGGGAACTACAATACTTTGTCTATCAAAGAAATACTGAGATGTGTAATGACATCATTAATGCAGCAACAGATTTCTGGAATAGATTTGATGGAATACTAGAAGGTAAAGACTATTGGTATCCACCAGAAAATACTAAAGAGGCATCAGATATATTTAAAGGTAATGGAGTTAAAGAACCAGTTAACCTGGATGGTAACAATATGTTGTCTCAACTGATTGATGATTTTATGAAAGCAAGTGAAGATGAGAAGAGAGCCAAAGAAGAAAAAGACGAGGCCTCAAAAGCTATCAAGTCTATCATGAAAGAACATGAAGTAGTATCTTTTAATGGGTATGTAATTAGTCATACAACAATGACTAGGAAAAAAACTAAAATGGTAGAAGTACCAGGTGCTGATCCTATAGTAATGAGGAGGTTCAGCATAAAGGATGCAAGATGATAATCAATTCCAATGGTTCAATGCTTATATTACAGCTCGTAAGTACACAGCTAAAATGCTGCGTGAAAAAATCTTACAAAAGACTGGTTACGATATTGAGCAAGAGTTCCTGGAAGAAATTATCGAAGTCATGGGCCAAACAGCTTATGAGTTTATGCGATTACAACAACAAGTGTTTACAATTAATGTCGTAAAGGAGGACAAAATAAATGACACAGAAAAAACAGACGGAGAAGATGATGACGAAGGACCAAACTACCACTAACATTTATACAAAGATGCATAGTGTTATGGCTAATGCTGGTTATGTACAAAAAGAAAAAAGTAAGGGTATGCCTTACACATTTGCAAGTCACAATGCAATTACAGAAGTAGTAAGTAAGGAACTAATAAGAGTTGGTTTAGTTATCTTACCTTTTGTAAAAGAACATATGCACGATGGCAATCAACACAAGGTAGTCATGGCTGCTAAGATAATAGACATCGAAACAAAAGAAGAAATTGTTGTCGGTGATTTCCCAGGGATTGGTAATGATAACCAGGACAAAGGTTATGGTAAGGCAATCTCTTACGCATACAAATATATCTTACAAAAATTATTTATGTTGGATATTGGAGATGATGAGGAACCAGATCATAACAATGTACCTACAGAGACAGCAGATCAAAAAAGAAAAATGACTGTGTGGGTTAACACCATGAAACAATCTGTCAACAGAACACTTGAAGATAAAGAGATGACTGATGCAGAAAAAATTCATGACTTGATTGCACTTGAAAAAGAAAACAAAGCTGCACTTGAGAAGTTAATGGAGCTAGACAAAGGTCAATGGGATATGCTCATGAACTTTATTGTTGAGGCTAAGAACAAATTAGGAGGCAAGGATGAGCAATCTAATGCTGACTAAGAAACAGTTAAGGTTGTACGACTACATCAATAAACATATTGAGAAAGAAAGAGTACCACCTACTGTAAGAGAAATAGCTAAAGAGTTTGGCTGCGTTCATAGTAATGTACACCGAATGCTGAAGCTATTAGAAAGGGATGGATATATCAAAGTCCATCCAGCTAGACCAAGAGGAATAGAGGTAATAAGGTAATATGGCTACTGTCTTTAAATCTAGGTTCAGTAAATGGTTTATAAAAGAATTGATTAAGGCATTTGATGGGGAGCATGATGTTGTTGTGATTACAGTTGATGAGCACGATGACCAGGGCCACCCCCATCAAAAGTTTTATTCAGCAGATGATATTGATTTAGAGGTCATGCATAAGACAGCTACAATTAATATTAGACCATACGAAGAATACTGGATTGAGAAACATAAAGATAAATTAGAGATTGAGTTGTTGAAGAAACCGACAGAAAATTCTACTGGCAACTAATGAAACTATTTATCATTGTATTATACCTGGGTATGGGCCCGGATCTGATGTTCATGCATCCAGTCCAGGTAACAGAAGAGCAATGCGAAGATCCTCATGCTCACAATTTATTTGAGCACAAGATTATAAATGATGGAGATGCACAACTCCACAGATATTTTTATAAAGATTATGTAGTATTCGGCAGCTATTGTGCTGGTTTACTAGGTGCAATAGAGAACAAATAAGACACTTTCCGTTTAAATCCAATATAAGGACCATACAGAGGCATTAATTATTTGATGACAGATGTATCGGATTAACCTTTAATCATAGCTCTATGAGCTTCTCTGATGGCTTTTTGTGAGTGTTTATCAAAGACTTCTATTGGATATGCATTTCTATCTCCGAAACCAGGATCTGGATCTAATGAGTAGGATGCAAAGGTACGAACATACTCTCTTCCTCCCTCTTCAAAGATGTCATACAAGTACCCCTCAGTAATTATGTTAGCACATTTTAGTTTATCAAATTCAGTATTGCCTTCTAATGTAGATGTACCTACAATATCTACCCACTTTAATTTTAGAAAAAAATATTTTTGGCCATCAATAGTTATTGACTTCTTCATCTACCCTGGCCCCGGTATACTTTCCTATCGTCTCTTTTGTTTAATCTTTTCTTGTGTCTCCACTTTCTTTTTTGTCTAACTCTTTCTCTATTGTTTAAACCTATAACAGCATTCTTGGCCATTAAACTAATTCTCCAGTCCACCTACCATTGTCATTAAGTTGCATAGGATACAACACCGGCTGCCCATTGATAATAGCTCCAGTAGAAATAATAAATCTCATCTTAAAATTACGAGCATACTGAAATGCCAGGCTAGATTGTTTTGTAAGACATCCCACCTGGAGTGACCACACTAACTGTGATGGATTACTAAAATAATTTATAGCTGCTTTTGAATGAAAGTGTCCTTGGATTGTGTGGCAGCCCATCTGCATAGAAAGTTTTAAACCATCTGCTGCCATGCCATGCGTAGCAAATACTTTGGAACCATCTGATAATTTAAATGTTAAGTCATCTACCCATTTCCATCCTGGTCCAACTTGTAAGAACTCATTGTAG